CTGGCGTTTCAATGGAGCAATTCCCAGCAGTCTCTGCCAGCGGCACGACTCCCGCAATTCCTGCGACTCCGTCTATCATTCTGACTGTGTCGTTTGTATCCAACAGATCGGCCTGACCATGCCTTACATCAAGCTGCAAATTCCGCCCGGCGTGTACCGCAACGGCACCGAATATCAGTCGGCTGGCCGGTACTATGACGCTTCCCTGGTTCGCTGGTTTGAAGGGACGATGCGTCCCGTTGGCGGGTGGCGCAAGCGTTCCACCTCACAGATGACTGGCGCTTGCCGCGGATTTATCAACTGGCGGGACAACAGCGGCAATCGTTGGATTGCTGCTGGTACGCACTCCAAGCTCTACGCCATGAACGAGGGGGGCACTCTCAAGGACATCACCCCAACTGGGTTTACCGCGGGCGCTGCTGACGGAGTGAGCAAAACCGGCTATGGATATGGCCCTTATGGATCGTATGCCTATGGTGTGGCCCGTCCTGACACGGGTTCTTCTACACCAGCCACCACCTGGAGCATGGACACCTGGGGCGAGTATCTGGTGGCTTGCTCCAGCTCTGACGGCAAGATCTACGAGTGGCAGCTTGGCTTTTCTACGCCTACGCTGGCTGCCGCAATCACCAATGCACCTACCGGCAACGAGGCCATTATGACGACCTCGGAGCGGTTCATTCTGGCCCTGGGATCTGGCGGCAATACCCGCAAGGTGGCCTGGTGCGATCAGGAAAACAATACTGTCTGGACGCCGGCCGCCGACAACCAGGCCGGCGATTTTGAGTTGACCACCGTTGGCGATCTGAAATGCGGCAAGCGCGTGCGTGGCGTGAATTTGCTCTTTACCGACGTCGATGTGCATACCGCCACGTATGTGGGTTTACCCTATGTCTTCTCGTTTGAGAAGGTCGGATCTGCCTGCGGCGTGATTTCCTCGCAATCCGTGGCGGCCATTGAGACGGCTGCGATCTGGATGTCGCGCTCTGGCTTCTGGATTTATGACGGATACGTCAAGCCGCTGCCCTGCGATGTGGCGGACTTCGTTTTCCAGGACATCAACTACACGCAGGCGAGCAAGATCTACGCTGTGAATAACAGCAAGTATGGCGAGATCTGGTGGTTCTATCCGTCTGGCGCCTCCAACGAAAATGATTCTTATGTTGTGTACAACTACCGCGAGAATCACTGGGCGATTGGCGATCTGGCGCGTACTGCTGGCACGGACCGCGGCGTCTTTGCCAACCCGCTAATGGTCTCGGCTGACGGTTACATCTACGAGCACGAAGTGGGCTACGCCTACGACTCGGCGGTGCCGTTTGCCGAGTCCGGGCCCGTTGAGCTGGGCAATGGCGACCAGACGATGACGGTCCTCGAGCTGGTGCCTGATGAGCAGACGCTGGGCGAGGTCCAGGTCTCGTTTAAGGTGCGCAACTATCCGATGGATACCGAGACCACCTTCGGGCCTTATACAGCCTCACAGCCGACGGATGTGCGCTTTTCTGGCCGCCAAGTGAAGGTGCGTTATACCGGGGCGGTGCTGGAGGATTGGCGGGTCGGCGTGCCTCGGATGGAGGCAGTCGCGGCGGGTAAGCGTTGATGGACGAGGAAGAGTTCCAAAGATGCGCCAAATACCTAGAGGCGGCGCTAGAATACTCTGGAGGGACCCACGGAATTGAGGAAATTGCTGAGGGTGTGCGCGAGGGCAGATTCCAATTCTGGCCCGCGCCCAATGCGGCAGCGATAACCGAGATCATTGTCCATCCGCGACTGAAAGAGCTTCATTGCTTCTTGGCTGGCGGCGACCTAGATGAACTCAAGATCATGCGACCATACGTCGAGGCTTGGGCAAAACGACATGGTTGCGCGAGGGCTAAGTTTGCTGGCCGCAGAGGCTGGGAACGTACCTTTTTGAAGGACGAAGGCTACGAATCACGATGGTTCATAGCAAGCAAGGAGCTTTGACATGGCAACACGACTACCCTACTACACCGGCGACGACGACATCTATTCGCGCCTGATGGCGCAATACTCGCAAGAGCTGCCTTATTACACATCGGCCCCTGTAGACGTTAGTGGCGGATATGACGCCAGCCTGTATGCCCAGCCGGCGGCTCCGATGCCCAACCGCCTGCCTGGTGCCAGTGGGTTGCTGTTTGAAATGGGTCCCGGTAGTGGTGAGGAATCTAATGCCGCCTGGAGCAACCTAAGCCCGGGACAACAGGCCGCCTATTACGCCGCCAATCCGATGATGGGGAAGATCACTCAGACCATGCAGGGTCTATTCGGCATGACGCCGCTGGGTGCTCTTCAGCGGGCAACCAACCCGGATTTCGTGAGGCAACAGCAAATGATTGCCCGCGGCATCGATCCGTTTGGCATGGCGGGGCTGTCTCCTCAAGAGCAAGCCAACGTCAACCAGGCACTGAGCAGCTACCTTGAAAGCTCGATGAACCAGCCTGCGGAGGCTGCTGCACCGACTATCGGCTACGACACTGGCGGCTTTGGCGCATACGGCGAGAACGTCGCACCAGTTGATACCGGCGTTGTGGTTGGCGGACCGATTGGTCCGCAAGGCGCTATCGGAACCGATCTCGGTCTTCTGAGTGACGCTGCTGTCTCTGGCGGCGCACCGGCTCCCGGCGCCATCGATGGCGGTTATGGCGCATACGGCGAGAACGTTGCGCCTAGCGGCGACGGCGGCGGCGGCGGTGGAGACGGCGGCAGCAAGATGATCTGCACCAAGCTGCACGAACTCGGCAAGATGCCAGAGGAAATCTTCGTGGCAGATCAAGCCTTCGGCGCCTTGATGGCAAAAGACCAGCCCGAGACTTATGACGGATACGCGGTCTGGGCCCGTCATGTGGTGCGCTGGATGAGCCGCGAAGACTGGATCGGTAAGGCTGTGGTGAGTATCGTCCACACCATCGCCACCCCGTGGTCCGTTGCAATGGCCGAGCAGATGGGCGTTAACGTCAAAAGCAACTGGTTTGGCCGGCTGCTGATGACTGGCGGCTTGCAGGTTTGCAAGATGATCGGCAAGATGACCCACAAAGGGAGCCTCAAAAATGTCTGGTAGCGCAGGAACCCAAACGATTAGGCAGGAAGTCGATCCCGACATCAAGCAAGCCTATCTGCAGAATCTGCAGCAAGGCCGAGGCGTGGCGGCTGCATTGCCGGTTCGCCAGTTCGCTGGATTCAATCCTCTCTATCAGGCTGGCGAGCGGCAGCTCACCAACTTGAGCCTGACCCCGTTTACTGGCGAGGAGATCAGCGCATTTCAAAACCCGTATGAGCAGCAGGTTGTCCAGCAAACATTGTCGGACATTGAGGACCAGCGCCGCATGGGCCAACTGGCCGAGGCGCAACGCGCTACAGCAGCGCGCGCCTTTGGCGGCTCCCGCCAGGGTGTGCAGCAGGCGATCACTAACCAAGCTGCATTGCGCCAAGCGGCAACGGCCGCGGCCAATCTGCGCCGCGAGGGCTTTGGTCAGGCTGCGCAATTGGCGCAGCAGGCTCGGGCCCTGGGGCGTCAGGGCGCGATGGACGTCATGGGTCTTGGCGGTGCCCGCCAGCAGTTCTCGCAGCAACAGCTCGACGCGCTGCGCAACATTGGCCTCGAGCGTCTAGGGATTGCCCAGGGCGCTCTGTCGATGAACTTGCCTAATCTGGGCATGACGGAATCCAGACCTCTTTACCGCAACCAAGCAGCAGGCGCTCTGGGCGGCGCCTTGGCTGGCGCTCAACTGGGCAGCGCAATTCCCGGGGTTGGCACTGCCCTGGGCGCTGGCCTTGGCGGCATTCTGGGTCTGTTCTAAGGGGAAAACATGGCAACGGCTTTCGACATTGGCGGGTTGCTCGGCTCTGCGTTTGGCGGCCCCAGCGCGCTCGAGGACCTGCTGACCGAGCAGCAGAAAGCTGCGATCCGCCAGCAAGGCGCCCTCTCGGCCGCTGCAGCTTTGCTTCAGGCCGCTGGGCCGTCTACTACTCGCACGACGCTAGGCCAGGCTCTGGGCTCTGCCTTCGCGGCTGGACAAGCCGGCACCCAGAAAGCGCAGGAATCTGCCCTTACGCAGATGCTGACCCGCCAGAAACTCGAGGAAGCCAAGCGCGAAGCAGAGGCTAATAAAAGATACATGGAGGCCCTCCAAGGACTTAGGACTCCGACTGGCGAGGCTGCAACGATCACGCCAGAGCAAGCACTGGCAGCACCAGGAATGGCGGTTGGTCCGACTGTTGAGCGCGCTGCCCTTGTTGGGCAGCCGGCTCCGACTGCTGCCGTTGCTGGGCGCCCTGCCGGGCTAACTGATGCGCAGCTTAGCCTGCTGCAGACTCTGCCGAGAAAAGAAGGCGCTGCAGAGCTATTGAAACTGCTCACGCCAAAAGAGCAGGAGATTGTTTCCGAGCAGCCAATTAAGACAAAAACTGGATATGTGCAGCGTACTAAGACCGGCGCATTTATACAGTTGCCCAAAGACTACGAGCCGGTGGCAAAGCCAAAAGGAGAACCACAACTTCGCACTGAACTATCTACCGGCAGAGAGGTGCTAGTTCAAGAATACGACGATGGCAGTTACCAAACTGTCCAGGGATTCGGTCCTGCTCGAAAACTCAGAGAGGTTCAGGCCGGCGGAACTGTTCAGCTTATCGACGAGGCAAGAGTTCCCGCTGGTGGAATGGTTATTCCTAAAACTCTTGCCCCCACAGTCGTTGGCGGTGCAGAGACCGGCTACTTTGTTCTCGGTGGTGGCGGCGGCGGCCGCGCTCCCGTGGCGCCTGCTGCTGGTGCCGTTGCGCCAACCGCACCGGCTGCTGGTGCAGCGCCTGCGGCGCCGACAGCTCAGGCGGCGCCTGCTGCTGGACCGCAGCCGATCATTCCGGGGACGGGCAAGGTTTTCCAGAATGAAAAAGACATACGCTCGGAGTTCACCACGGCAATGAAGCCTTACGTAGAACTAAGCCAAGCGTTTCAAAAGATTGAATCTGCCGCCAAGAATCCTAGTGGCGCCGGCGATATTTCGCTTGTTTACGGATACATGAAGATTCTTGATCCTGGGTCTGTTGTTCGTGAGGGTGAATTTGCTACCGCACAAAATGCTGGAGGCGTTCCAGACGCGGTTAGGAACGTTTACAACCGAGCAATCAGCGGGCAGCGTCTTAGCGAAAATGTTAGAGCTGATTTCTTGGGCCAAGCGCGTAACCTAATCGAATCTCAAAGAGAACTTTCTAACGATGTGATAGAGCGATATAAGGCCCTAGCAAATCAATACAAGCTAAACCCTGACGCTATTGTTTTCGATCCATTCCGCCGAGTCAAAAAGCCTGAAGAGATTATCACTGGGGCAACTCCACCGGCACCGTCTGGAGGTTCATTCTTCCAGCGTTTTAACTTGATCCCACGTTAAGGATCACCATGACAAACATTGAGCGCATTCAAGAGAACGTGCGTCGGCTACAGGCTCAAGGGCAGGGCGCAACCACAATCTCGGAATATCTAAAGACGGAAGGCTACACCCCGACGCGCTATGAGCAAGCCGTGCAGCGCGTCTCAAAACTTTCAGGCCCTCCAGTTGAGGCTGGCTTTGGCCGTTCTGTTCTTCAAGGTTTGACATTCAATCTGGCGGATGAGGCTGAGGCTGCATTGCGCGCCGGCGCAGTATCCGGCCCGCGATACCAGCAGGAGCTGGCACGAGTTCGTGAAGGCATTAAGCAATATGAAGAAGCCTATCCCGGCCGCTCGTTTACTGGCGAAGTTTTGGGCGGAGCGATTCCTGCTGTGGCCGGCTTAGTTGCGGCGCCATTTACAGGCGGCACTTCTGCCGCTGTAACTGGCGCTCGTGTCGCTCAGCAAGCAGCCAGAGTGCCTGGCCTTGTGTCGCAAATTAAACGCGGCGCTATTGCTGGCGGCACGACTGGCGCCATTTCTGGCGTTGGCGGCGCAGAGGGCGGATTAGAAAGCCGCGTTACCGGCGGAGTGATTGGTGGTCTGACTGGCGTAGCAACTGGAGGAGCAACCCCTGTTGTTACCACTGGGGTTCGTGCGATAGCGCAGCCTGCGGCTGAGGCGCTGAGGATTACTCGTCCTCAAGATGCAACGCAAAAAGCTCAAGAAATTATCGCTAGAAAGATCGCTCAAGAAGGATTGACGCCAGAAGAACTGGCTCGCCGCCAAGCAGAAGTGGTCCGCACTATGGGCGCTCGAGATGAGACGATTGCCGATATTGCTGGCCCTGGTGTGCAGCGTCTGGCAAGGGGCGCAATGGCGATTCCGCAGGCTGCAGAGACAGAGGCTCGCCAAATGCTGACCGAGCGCGCAGTAGCGGCTGGTCCTCGAATCATCAAAGACATCACCGATCTGACTGCCGTTGGCGCTCGTGACCTAGAAGACGTTGCGACTGGCATCATTTCTCGGCGTTCTGCTTTGGCTGACCCGCTCTATCAGGAAGCGCGCAAGGCTGGTCTGGTTGAATCTATTGCCATTGATAATCTTTTGAGGAAATCAAAGGACATCCAGCAAGCGATTGCTAATGCTCGTCGCTTGCCTGAGTTCGCGGATCTCCCCGACAACGATATGCGTATGCTTGATAAGGCGTATAAATACGTTGGCGATCTAGCGGAAGCTGCCAAGCGATCTGGCGAAAAAGAACGATTCCGCGACATGGATAACCTGCGCACGCAACTGCGCACCGCAATCACGGATAAGGTGCCTGTGTATGGGCGTGCGCTTGATACTTTCTCCGGCGAATCTTCGCTTCTTGATGCGCTTAATTCTGGCCGCGAGAAGTTCCTGCGTAAAACGCCTAGCGAGATCGAGCGTGAACTAAATCGGCTGACTGACGAAGGGCAGCAGCAGATGTATCGTCTTGGCGCAATCCAGACGTTGCGCGATGAAATCTACGGGATGCGCGAGACGGCAGATATTGCCAGCAAATTCCTTAACGACCGCAACATGAAAGATCGCTTTAAGCTGATCTTCAATTCAACTGGCGAGTACGAGACGTTTATCAAAAACCTTCAGCGTGAGCGTGCTATGGCTCGGACCCGCTCAATGGTTGAAGGCGGATCGCCTACCGCCAGGATCGGCCAAGAAATCGCAGAAATTGAAGGCCCAGCTCCTTCGGAAATTATTTCTGCTGGTGCGCAGATTGCTCGAGGTGACATTCTTGGCGGAGGCTCCAGTCTCCTGAGCCAAATTGTGCCGCGGATGCAGGGTCTCAATGAGAACGTCGCAGAACAGATTACCCGAAGCGTTCTGGACCCTAGATTTATGCAGCAGCAAGAGACGCTGAGAAGCCTCACGCCAGTGCTTGATGAGCTACGGCGCCGGGCGCTGCAGCAGCAAGTGCGAGCAACTGGCTACTCCGCCACCGCAGGCGCCGCCGTGCCGGGGCTGCTCGGTGATTAATCTTGGTGAAATAAAACAAAAATAGGATTGGGGAAACCGTGAGGAGCTTATGCCGAACAGACCAAACGAAGAGCAAGCAAAGCAATTCGACAAGTTTGTAAAGCATTGGCAGACGGTACTCAATCTCAACGATTGGCGTATTGAGCCGGGCAACCGCCCCGCCAGGGGCGCGATGGCCTCCGTAGAGTGTGACGGGGCAGCCCGGCTTGCCACTTATCGCCTCGGCGATTTTGGCAACGAGAAGATCACACCAGACTCTTTGTCTCAGACTGCACTGCACGAGACTTTGCACGTTTTCCTGCACGAGCT